GTCCTGTAGCTACAGCATTTACATTAGTATAAAATAATCTGTACTGTGATTTTTCTCTCAATACTATACTTGTTATTTGAAAGTTATCAATGTTTGTTGCTACTTCTCTAAGTATAGGCTGTATAGCTTTACTAACAGTTCCTAACTCTACGTCACCAATTCTTGCTGTACCAGCGACTGTTCTTATTCCATCTGGTGCTAAAAATACTAAGTCACCACCAATCTCTTGAATACTATAGCCACTTAAACATCCTACATTTTCTGCTACTGGTACTACTGCTATAGTTTGTGAATCATTAATGTTTATAAGTTTATGAATACTATTTTCACAAAATATAAATAAATCTGTACGGAATCCTCTAATACCAACTATCTTATCTGAGATAGTAATAGCACCTGCTCCAGTTCCTGTAAAATCTTCTGGTGCATTATTAGCACTATAATATACAGTAGAATCATTATCATTTACTCCAGCAGCTAATAAATGATGGTCATGTACTGTAATATATTTTACACTATTAGTTCCATCTACAGTAATAAGCTTACTAAAAAAAGTTCTAGTGTTTAATGCACCAGTACCTTCCATTCTAAATGCAAAAGGTTTATTTGCACCATCTGCTATAATTACTTCACCATAATCATAACTGTTTTCAAATATTGCAAAACTACATTGTCCTTGTCCAGTTCTTGCACTTAAAGCTTTACCTGTAAAAGTTGCATAACTGTCACCACCACCTGCAGATATTCTATTTATTTGTAACCATGTAATACCATCTTGACTAAAAAAAATACCTGTACTAGCACAGACTATTACACCATCAGCATAAGGTAATACACCTAAAATTCTATCATCACTTCCAGTTGGTTGTGTCGCACTACCTTCACCAAACTTAGTAAATCCACTAATTCTTCTATAACCACCTTCTATAGAAACTTCAAAGTTTTCTAACTCTGTAGCTACACCGGGTCTTCGTAGCAAATCAATTTGATTAGAAGCAGTAACTAAACCGCCTTCACATGCTACTGTAAAAGGTTGTGAACGTGCCATAATTTAAAAGTATCTTCTATCGTCTGTCATGTACTTAGGCGTTGGATTCATAAGATTAGATTTCATATGTTTCATTCCTTTTCTATAATCATCCAATGCAAAAGCAGCCTGTTGTGGACTTTCTTTAAACTGCCAGACATAATATCTCATTCTAGCTGTTACAATATTACTGTATTGCTCTGGTAAAACCATTGTATCATCGTAAGCTGATAAAGCAGTTGGTCTTACGAAAGCATAAAAGTGTACATTGTAAACTTTATCAGGAATTGGACTTAATCCAAACTTCCTGTTATCTGGAGACTTAATTACAAATTTAGGTTCTCCATGATTTTGAGCATTAGCGTCATCTTCGTTTTCGCTATCTCTGTAGTATCTTTTCCAATCATCAAGAGTTAAAAATCTTAACCCTTTAGAAACGTAAGGAGCTGTTTCTCCACTTACGTTAATTGTAGTTACATAAAAATCATCCCAATCTATTGAAGCATAATCAGTAGTGATACTAGAACTACCAGCTTTCAAAGTATACCATCTTTGTCCTGCGACACTTTCTACAGTTACGTTACCATAGAATGGGTCAGTAGCTCCACTAACTCCAGCAGAAAAGAAAGGTAATTGAGGTTCTTCGTTAGCTATATCAAATATAGATTTATTAACAGTATCTTTTACAAACTTTTGTAAACCTATAGCGTCTGCAAAGTTTGCAGAAGTCAACGGAATCTCATTGAGTTCTCTTAATACTTCGTTAGTTAAATCTAGATATGTAGTAGCCATTATTTTTTATGTACCTTTTGAATTTTAAAATTAGCAGACTTACTCGCACCTTTGTGAGGTTTGTAACCACCTGCAGGGTCTTTCATTAATTTATAAGAGTTACCAGACTTCATCCAGTGATAACCTTTAGGTGCTGGAACTTTCATAATTAATTAGCTTTAGCTTTAGGAATGTCTCCAGAATATACTGGCTGACAGCTTCCACCCATACGATAACCTTTACGTTTCATAGCAGATTTACCACCACCATAAAGTTTTTCACGTCTAGCAGCTCTATTTCCCATATCGTTTTTATAATCGCCTTTTTTCATTCTTTATCTCCCTGTAAAAGTGGAGGGTCAATTAAGACCCCCCGTATTGATTATTAGTCAATTGTGTAGATAGCTTTAACCATAGCATCATCTCTAAGTACTTTCGCACCATAGACATGTAAACCTCTAACAATATCGCCAAAAGAACTAGGGTCTCTAATTACTTCTGTTGATAAAATTGTGTTAGCTGTTGCTGTGGATGACATATGTCCGCCTAAACATTGACCTGTAGCAGTTGAAACTGAAGGTACGTTGTTAGACTTATACATATCAAAGCCTCTTAATTTTCCACTTGAAACTAAACCATTTCTGATTGAGCCTTGACCAGCGTTGTAATCTACTGATAACAATTTAGAAGCACTTTGAGATAGTTCTTCATAGAAATCAGGGGATGCAACGAACCATCTGTTTTCTTCTGGGACTGATTGGTCGTCAAGAAGTCTAGCCATTCTAGCCATTAAGTCTAGAGGGTCAACTTCAGAAGCGACACCTAAGTCTACAGAAGCAGTTGTTTCAGCTACACCGCCAGTACCAGCAGCAGCATCAGCACCAATGACATGGTCAGGTCCTGAAGCAGACACGCCTGAGAACATTGTAGAAAGTACAGCAGCATCATATGAATCTTTTAAAGAGTAAGCTGCAGAACTTGAAGCTACTTCTTTAAAGTTTACATGTGACATATTTGTTTCAATATCATCTACGATGAATTTGAAAGCTTTAGCACTGTCAACAACCAATGTAATCTCTTGGTCTGTTAGTTTAGTTGATGTTGTGTCACTACCTCTTGTGTAGTCATACACAGTAATGGTAGGTTCCTTGATAATCTTTACTGAGTCTCCATAAGCAGATATCTCACCAGCATAGTCGGTGTTAGTAATAGCTTCAACTACCGATGACTTTCTAAAGAAGTTTAAAACCTTTTTAGAGTATATCGAAGGTAGGAAGAAACTATTAGTTTGTCCACTTACGGAGTTAGCAAAGTTAGCATCGGTATCAGTTGCGGGTTCAAAATATTGAGCCATGATACATTCTCCTTTAAGTTAATATAGTTTACTTTACGATTCTGCCTTCTTGCATAGCATCACTGATTTCACTTTCGTATCTATCAAATTCGTCTATACTCATGGCAGCAATCTCCTTTTCAGACCATACTTTCTTTTGCTTTGGTTCTACACTTGTAGTTTTTGTAGAAACCATATCAGCAGCAGATTGTCTGGGCTGTTTAGAAGATGACTTAGTCTTCGTAGGTTCAATGCCAAAATCTTTTTTAAATAAATCTAAAGCACGTGAGGCTAGGTCAGCATCGTCAGCATTTGCGTATATCCAATCTTGGATAGACTTAGGCTGTTCTTTTGCCCAACCATGAAAGTCGTCACTGTTTCTGATATCTTCAAAATCAGGATGTCTTTCCATTAACCTTTTTTCTGCATCTTGTCGTACTAGTTGATTCTCTCTTTCTTGGAGTTTACTAAGGCGTTCTTCTAGAACTTTTGCTTTAGTCTCCGATTGTAGATGTGCAACTGTTTCTACAACTTCATAAACATCAGGATATTGATTCTTAAATTGTTCGAGTTCTTCTTCAGTTTTTGGAGCTTTATATTCAGTTCTATTTTTAGTAGCTTCTTCTAAAAGTTCCTGTTCTCTGCTTTTAAACTCATTAAGTTTACTATCGTAATGCTTTTTTAAATCGTCATACCTTTTCTTGTAATCTGGTTTCTTATAAGGAGTATCCTTTTCAGTTTCCAAATTTTGTTTATTGACACTTCCTTCAGCATTCACTTCAGTTATATCATCGGTATCAAACAATTTATTTCTGTCAGTTGGTTCTTCAAAGAAGAGACCATCATCTGCAGATTTAAAAGGTTTATCTTCACCTTGGTGCCAAGTTTTTTTTGCATTATAAGGATTTGGCGTTTCCTCTTTTTGGACTGTATTAGTCATTTTCTTTCTCCTACTCAGGGCTTCGTTTAACAAGGTAGCTGCTATTGTCGACTATGCAGGGCTTGTTCTTGTAAAGGTAGCCTTTCGGTTATTATTATGATAAAGGGCTGAGTAATTAATTCAGGTAGCTTT